CTGGTACTAAATTAGGAAATGCATTCAATACCATTCTACCAAAAGGTCTTGCTCCAAATGCATTAGAGACAATACCCCCTACTTTTCTTCCTATAACAGTTGCTTTAACTATTACACTGTCGTTTGCTGCTAAAGTCCATTTATTAGCTGAAGCAGCAGCATTATATATTACAGTAGCTGTATTATTAGTTGTCTGACCTCTGTATACAACATGTGATGTTAACTGTGCATCACCTTTTGCTGCGAAAGCCCCTGCTGCGGTACTTATTGCACCGTGAATATTATCTCTTGTTGAACCACTATTACCTATTTGTAAACCATAACCAAATTGAAATGGTGCAAGGTTATCTTTTCCAGTGGTAATTCCATAATAAGAACCACTTACAGTATTATCTTTTCCACCAAGTAAATGATGTCCTACACCATAAACGTCCTCATCGTTAATGTTATCCTGTCCGAATGTAAGATTGTATCTCATGGTTGATTTAAGATTTTGACCAATCATCAAGTTACCATCTGTATTAGTTGAAGCACCACTACAGTTGATTCCAACTATTAAATTATGTGTTGCTGCGGTGTTGACTGTGTGACTATCTCCAAACACAACATTGTTTGAACCCGTAACAGAATTTCCAGAACCCCATATGAAAGATTCATCCGCTGCGGATGTTGCTGTATTACTTATCCCACCAACTACTGAATAGTCAGCCGAATTACTATTTCCACTTCCAAAAACATATTGGAAGCTTCCAGAGAGAGTTGTATTCTCTCCGAAATTTGCTTTATTGCCGAATTTATATCCTGCCATATTTTATCTCCTTTTAATGAAAAAATTATAATCGCCCTAGAAGACCTTTTGCAAGGCTTGCGAATATAACACTTTGATTAATCTAAGTGGGGACTTTAACCTGCCCCCAAAGGTAAGTATTTTATCCTATACTTAAAGGTGTATCAATGAGCTTAAGCTCCGTTGATGACTATGACTCCAACTTCAGGTCGGATGACTTTTAGACCATATCTCATAGACATGTACGAACCGACGATTCCGAAACCGGGGTTTGCTTGTTCTACTGTGAGAGGTCTTCTTTCTACGTAAACCATAGGTTTAACGGAAAGGTCAAAGACACCAAATCTGTCTGATGGGACATATGCGTTGACGATTACATCTAATCCGTACAAGGAACCAACAACACCAGATGAAGCTGTCTGAGAGACTGGGCTTCCCGGCATCATAGCTGCTTGAGTTGGGTTAGCTGCACCACCAGCTTCTCCTTGTGCTGCTGTGAAAGCAGTTACAAAGTCACCTAAGTCTAATAAAGACTTGTAGTGAGCTGGGGAGATAAACAAGTGTGATGCGTTGTATCCACGGGTTGAAACTCTGTCAATAGCTTCGGTGATATCTGAGAGAGCTAAGTCTCCTGCAGTATCTCCAGCTGCTCTGACGTATGAGTTTCTAATCAACCTTGTATCTGATTCATTACCGTATGAATCTACACGCTTATCTGAAGCGTCGATATCTGCTGCTGTCATACCTGCACCATAGAAACCAGATTGTGGGTTCGTAGCGAAAGCATCTATTGCAGTTTCGTTTGTAGTTTCATCGATTTGGATTGTTCCGAAGGTAGTGTCTGCTGCGTGAGCACCGAAAATAACCTTAACCACGTGGTCGGTCATGTGTCTGTCTACAGCTCTGCGGGCTTCATTCAAAGCCATTTCTACTTCGTTGAATCTTGAATCTTCAATCATTCTTCGGGTAACACCTACTGCAATACCCCATTCATTCACAGAGACACGCTCGGAGCGTAGCTTTGTGTGTTGGTATTCAGGAGTTGTTCCTTCGTTTATTCTTTCTAGCTTCATGCTAGGTTTTGCTAAAGTAATATCAATATTACCACCAGTTTCAGTTGTCATTGGTTCAGCGAAGAAAGACATGACCGGAAGCTCTGCGACTTTGTAGTCCATAATTGCTTCTTTGTAGTCAATAAGTACTCTTTCACCTACTCCACCGTCAACAGACCCTGTGTTTAGTGTCGTTAAAAGACCAGATGTTGCGTCTACCATTTATAACTCCTTAGAGGGTTTGACATTTCGTCAATCCTGCGGCTGCGTTATTTTCTAACGTTACAGCTTGGCATTTTGGTGCACCTGCAGCATTTGTAGCTGTGGTCAATCGACCTGCGGTTCCACCCATCATCATAGCGACACCTGCTCCTACATCGTCACAGTTGATGTTTAGGATTACTCCTACACCAGTAACTACTGAACATACAGCACCTGATGCTGCATCTGTCAATGCTACTCCAACATATGCGAAATCGAAACCGGTATCGTCACTGTCTGCTTTCTGGAGAGTTCCATTGGTATCCAATGAACATGCGTCTCCTGCAGTGATTGCTTCAGCAGTTGTATATGGTAATATACGTGCTGGAGCTCCACCGTCATTTATCAAAATTTCTGTTGCCATATTTATTTCTCCTTATAGTATGAAGGGTCTAATCTAATACTACCCTTTACCATTTTCATACCGAACTTTCTTTCTGTTTCTGGAACTTCGCCTTCTTCAGCTGTTTTTCCTTTACCGAAAGACCTTTCGACATCATTGCTTGGCTCTGGCATTGCTGCTAGAGCATCGCTAAATCCAGTCAATCTGGATTCATCCCATGCAGAGAGTTCCTCTACACGAGCATCCTTGGATGATTCTTCGATAGTACCGAATAAAACTTCCTTGGATATGATTGCTTCTACTGCTTCTAACTTTCGTGCTTCTGCTTCTTTCTCTAGTCTTTCTTCTTCTGCTTTCTTGAAAACTTCTAATTCTTTCATAGCTTTCTTGAATTCAGATTCGATTTCCTTTTTAGATGCTTCTGCTTCTTCAAGTTGTGTGCGTAGAGAAGCGAACTCGCGTTCGACAATGTTCTCTGCCTCGGATTTTACAGTTGTTTCTTTTGTCTCTTCTGACATAATTTCTACCTCTGTTTTCCCGTCTTCACATGCACATGCTTCTTCTTCACCACCACAACCACAGTCGTGGTCGTCTTCAGATACTTGTGCGTCGCATTCCTTTCCTTCTTCTATAGTACACTCTTTACAGACGGGGTCCATTTTTTCATTGTCAATGAAACTTACCTCTGTGGGACGAATGTTGGTGGCGTATGTGTCACCCATCACATCAATATCGTTGGAAAACCAATCAATACTAACATGAGTCATGTCCCCGTCCTTGACTTTGTCCATCACTTCTTGACCGCGGCCATATTTATTAGATACTGTTGCCAGCATCTGCACTGCAGTCTTTCCATTATCCATCTCGATTAGCTCAGGTTTCGTTGCCATGCCGATTAAATCCTCAGCTGTTCTTTGATGGTCAATATAAATTGGGAGTTCTGAGAACTTTTCTAGGTTGTCCTTCAACATACCTCCCTCAATATAAACTTTATGTTCTTCTCCTTCTACCTCATACTCGTGAGGTCCGGATGTAATAGCGATAACTGGGAATTCTACAGAGTC